TTATCTAAACTTTTTTTGCAAAAGTCTCCAGCGGTCAGAATCAATTGGCTTGTTGCCATTATCTATGGCGTATAGCATCTCTATCACTTCATCTAAGCTATTGTATATAAACTTATGAGGCAACATGCCGAGCATCCATAAGGGAGCTTTAGGCTTGCCTCCTTCCATGCTAATGAAAATAGGTTTTTTCATTCTTACTGCTGTAACAATTTCTTCTGCACTACCCCAAGACGCTACATCAGGAACAAGATGAGCAATAATAAAATCACTGCGATCAACTAAATTTAAATCATACGATCTTACTGTTCTCATTTTTTCAGTAACTCTATCGTATTGCTTGGTCTTCATCCAAGTTTCCATTTCGATACGAGAGTTTTCATCTTCTTCTACGTCTTTAATAAAAGGCTTTTCGTAGGGATTGAAACATGTAATATTAAGGGGTTCTAGTTTTTCTGTAACTTCTTTACGCCAATCTCTGCCACTTAAGTATTGCATGTGGCCTACTAGATAAGTTTTTGTTTTATATAGCAAGTTCATTTAAGCCAGTATAGTATATTTATTCGTAAAAGTCAAGCTAATAATTTTTGACTTTTAAAAATGGTGGAGGTGGCGGGAGTTGAACCCGCGTCCTGATGCTTGTCAAGCATGCACGTCTACAAGTTTAGTCGATTTTTTTTAGAGTTATGATATTGACATCCAACTACTTGTTTCAATTATTTGCAGTTTGTGCTACAAGTAAACCTTTATCTGTTGTGCAGATTAATGACCCCATAATCCCCCTATCTGCGTCAAGAGTTATGAGGTAGCAGAACTATGCTGCTAAGGCAAGCTTTTGCCTCTTAAAACCAAAACGCTTTGCAGCGACACGGTTTTTGAAGCCAAGAGCTTTAACACGGTTTTTATTGCCATGTAATGTTTTTGCATCTTTTTACGAAGCCAGATGCTTCTTCGACTTGCGGCGCAAGAATTCAAACTCAGTCGAATCCAGTACACCCCCATAAAATTTTAAAGAACTATATATAATATACAGTAAAAATAAGAAAAGTCAAGAAAAATTATAAAGGCTTGCCCCAAGCAAGCAAGGATGGCCTGTCTGGGAAATAGCTTTTACCAAAAATAAACATGCCATCATCTTTATCGTCAGCTCCACCAATGGGAACCGAAAAATTTAAATTAACAATTTTATTGTCCGAAACAGAAGAATCAAAAGACTCTTGATCTAGGATGGCTCCTTTCAAGTAATAAATCATGTTCGCTTCATGTGGAATGAGTTGTCCATCACACTCAGAAAGGGATCTGCAGTCATCAATTCTGAGAATTAAATTATGCTTTTTTGTTTTACATATTTCTGCCCACAAGAAGGTCTCCTTTAGTTCAGAGACGATTGCTTGAACTTGTACTTGTATTGTAGATGGAAATTCATGAGCTCTAGAAAAAGCAAAAGATCTACCTAGTCTCTGTAATTTGGTTGTAGATAAAGACATATTAATTGTGAAGCCTTGAATATGAGCGCCGCCATCATTGTAATTATTTAAACCACTCACCTGTTTTGAGAAAAAAGCGCCGTCATCTAAATCAATTTTAATATCGCCTGGCCTTAACCCTGCAGCTCCATCTTCATAAACAATATCCTCAAGGCCCTGTAAACTTTCGTATACAAAACTTTCATATGTATCAGGTAGGCTAAAATTTAAATCAGGCTGACAGAAATCATTTTTAACATCTACAGATGGAACAGGTAGATTGCAAATGCCTTGATAGGATCTCATGTTAAAAGCGTCAAAGCTAACTCTAGCCCTTGGTATTGAGCCAAGCTCTGCGGTGACTGCGTATTGATTTAAGAAAGCGTTACCTATTCCTATAGTTCTCCTGCGCTCTTGCTCATACTCTAGGTTGGCGCCTATGACATCACGACCTTCAGGAGCAACTCCTATAAATAGGTTCGATCCTCCTTTATTATTTGCGGTTAAATGTTTGTGGATTGCTTGAGTTTCTCCATCCACAATAAAACCCATTACTTGCTCATTATACCCATCAGCTAAATAATATTCAAAATCAATGGTGACATCTGGAGCTTCAAGTGCTACCCTATTAGTTCTCGCAATTTTACCAAACTCATTAACGTCTTTAAAGGTTATCCCAAACCCATAATTTATGTTTTGAATTCTATGGAGCTGCCTAATTAAATTTCCAGAGCAATCTGTCCAAGGGATATTTCTAAGTGAGCATGATGGGTCATCTTTAGTTTTATCATTAAAATGATAACCTGTTGCATCAAAACTAAAATATAAAAACTCGTTACCGTAATTAACTCGATTTCGATCTTCGTAAGGGTTTGTCATAGCAAATAAAATTATCGTCTTTGTAATCTATGATTACACTATCTGAATCATTAAGTATAATAAACTTCGCTATGGCTACTTCAATTTCATTTTGAATAATTCTACGAATAGGTCGACCACCCAAATTTTGATCTATTGTTTCTTTTAATATTTGCTTTTTGGCTTGAGGCTTAATTGAGCAAGTAATATTTCTTTCTTTTAATTTCTTTTTAACTTTATTAAATTCAATAGTAATTATTTTATTTAAATCAGAATCTTCGAAATTATTAAATAATACAATACCATCAAATCTATTTACTAACTCTGGGCTAAGCCTTCTTTTGGCTTCTTCAAATATTCTATCCTGATTGTTATTTTCTTTATTTAAAAAGCCTACCGAACCTTTTTTGTCGACAAGGTCTGCGCCTAGATTACTGGTTAATATTATAACTGTATTTTTAAATGAAGTTTCATCCCCAGAATTGTCTGTAAGCCTGCCTTCTTCTAGTATTTGAAGAAGTGTTTGTAGCACGATAGGGTGCGCCTTTTCAATTTCATCAAACAAAAGAACGCAATGGGGATCTCTTTTAATTTTTTCAGTTAAGATTCCGCCTTTTTCATAACCAATATAACCTGGCGATGCTCCAGAAAATTTACTAACCGAACTAGCCTCACTGAATTCACTCATGTCAAAATAAACTAATTTTTTATCCGAACCAAAATAATTTTTAGCAAGAGATTTAGAGGTTAATGTTTTACCTGTTCCAGTTTTACCTAAAAATAAAAAGCTACCTATGGGGCGATTGGGATCTTTTAAGCCGCAGTGAGTTTTAAAAAGTGCATTAGATATTTTTTGTATCGCTTTACTTTGCCCAATAACATCTTTGTTCATTCTTTTTTCTAAAGATAATAATTTTTTTGAATGAGTTTCGTTTAGTGATTCTATTGGAATGTTTAAACTTTCAGAAATAATTTTGCGAATATCTTTCACGGTAACCTCTGCGATTTTTTTCATTTTATTTTTAGACCATTTATCTAAAACTTTCTGATAAGAAGTAAAGACATTCTTTTTAATCGATTCATCAACTTCGTCGTTAATTAAAACTTTTTCCATATTTTTGGCCATCTTTGGCTTTTTGTATGAAGCAATTTTAACTGAAGCTCCAGCCTGATCTATTAAATCAATAGCTTTATCGGGCAACTTTCTGTCGTTAATATATTTCATTGATAGGTCTACCGCTTCAATGACAGCCTCACTAGTATAATGAACGGTGTGAAAATTTGCATAGTTCTGACATAGATTATTTATGATTTCTATTGCCTCCTCCCGATTTGGCTCCTCTATCTTAATAGGATTAAACCTACGTTTTAAAGCTGGATCATCTGCAAAACTTTTTTTATACTCTTCATAAGTTGTGGCACCTATACAAGTAATTTCTCCGCGAGCAATATAAGGTTTTAAGATATTAGCCGCATCTAGTGAGCCCTCTGCGTTTCCAGCGCCAACAATAGTATGTATTTCATCAATAAATAAAATAATATTTTTGTCTGCTTTAGCAGCTTCAATGAAAGACTTAAATCTTTCTTCAAACTGCCCTCTATATTTAGTGCCAGCAATCATTGAGGATAGATCCATGGATAATATTTTTTTATTTAATAAATAATCATTGGTGTTGATGTCAACAATTCTTTTAGCTAAACTTTCAATTAAAGCAGTTTTACCTACACCCGCATCTCCAACCAGCAATGCGCAAGACTTAGTTTTCCTACATAAAGTTTCTTCTAGCTTATGAATATAAGTAGGATTCGCGCATATGAAATTAAATTCGCCAGATTTAGCTAAAGTATTTAAGTTGACGCTATAAGATTCAAGGGTTTTTGAAGGACTCAAAGCTTGCTGTTGCATGCTCTCTTTCGCTGCGGAGTTTGGAGCGTTAGTCAACATTGGGTTATATATAACATCGTGAGATAAAACTTCTTCAAGAATTACTTGAATTTTCATGATATCTATATCACAAACAAAAAAATAATCTACAATACTACTACCTATATCATTTAACATGACATAGAGAATGTGTTCAACGCTAATATAGGCATGCTCTTTTTCTTTGGATAAAAGGAAGCACTCTTCCAGACATAATCTAGACTCTTCAGCAAAAAAAATTGATTCACCGTTGGAATCTTTCGGCAAATAAGATATCGAATCAACAACTAAACCTTCAATCTGCTCAAAGGAAATTCCCAACTCGCTTTCTAAGTGGGGCAAAATGAAAGAATCAATTTTTAATAAAGATAAAAATATATGATCAAGGGTCACTTCTTTGTGACTAAACTTTTCGGCTAGCTTTTTAGCCAAAGATAAAATTTCTTGACACCTAGGAGTAAAGTTTGCTTCCATGTATAATTTATTATTACACCAACTATTTCAAGTCGGCAAGCTTCATGCAAATTTTTTCATCAACTATAGACATGGAATCAATAAATACAACATCTTCAGCCTTGCGTCCCGTGACAATAACAATATTATCTTTTTCGGGGATTTTATTTCCAGACTCTATATACTCAGTACAGGTAAGTTTTCTTCTTGAGTCCACCATGATTGCGGGGAAATTACCAAGTTCATCACTCAATAAAACCTTAATGTATTGATTGCCATTAGAGCTAGTCTTCCTGAAACCATCTTCTACTACGCCTATAAATTTTGAGCGCTCTCCGCTTTCCATTGCATAATAATGTAATGAATCTTTAATTGAATTATATTCATCTTCAAAAACTTCTTTTAATCGGCATGAATAACTATAACCTAAGAGCTTTTTCTCAAAATACCAGTTGGCAAATTTTTCATATTTAACATTTTGTTCATATATTTTTTTATATTTATCATATTTTTTCTTAAAAGTAATAAACCTAGAGTCTTTCATTAATGGTTTATTATCGTCACCCACTAATGACTCTTTTTTGGCTTTATGTATTGACTCTAATATATCGTAATTATATTTAGGCCCAAGCGCTATAAAATTTCTCTTCTCTCTATCGGTTAATAAGTTGAATGCTTGAGCCTCAAGCACTAATCTAGGGCGACTAAGAGTTTCATCTTCGCTTAGGGCTCCAGCTTGTATTAAAGCAGATAATACGCCTATGTTTAGGCCTGCCTGCTTGGCTGAAAGAAATATATCGTACTTGTTGGCGTTTTCAGAATCCCTAAATTCGGATAAAGCTTTTAAGGATTTTTCACTTACCCCCTTGATGTTATTCAGTCCAAATCGAATATTGTTTTTATCAATAGTGAAGTCAAATTGAGACTTCATTAAATTTGGTTGCAGTAAATTAATATCAAAATAAGAAAGCTCTCTACTGATTTTTGAAATTTCGTCCTGAGGATTAGGTTCAAACTGAGCCATTTTCAATAAACTTAGAAAGAATTGTTCGGGGTGTTTGAATTTTAAGTAAGTTGTCCAAGCTGACAGAGTTGCATATGATATAGCGTGAGACTTATTGAAGGAATAGTTTGCACTGTCTTCCGCAACACTCCATAGTATATCAGAAACTTGTATTGGTAAATTCTTTTCTCTTACTTTATCTTTGATTTTGGCTTGCCATGCTGGCATTTGATCAATTTTCTTTTTACCTACAATTCTCCTTAGCTGCTCTGACTCATCTAGAGTGAAGCCTACTTTTACCGCCATCTTCATTAACTGCTCTTGATATAATGGTATACCCCCTGTATAGTTAAGCACATCGTCAAAAAAATCATGAACGCTTTGGAATTGACCTGTAGCAACATAGTCAGCATATCTATCTGCGAACTCCAATGCGCCTGGTCTTGCAATCGCTACAACCCCACTTAACTGTTCCATGTTGCTTGGTTTTATTTTTTGGCAAACCCTGAAGTTAGTGTCAGCTTCAATTTGAAATAGTCCTTGTGGGTTTCTTAAGTCTTGTAAGGGTTTAAATAATTCTTCGTCGGATAAATCAATATCGTAAACATCTATGTCAAGGTTTTTGCAAACATCATATATGACACTCAATGTTCTGAGCCCTAAAATGTCAAATTTGACCATTAGTTCAGCAACCCAGTTCATATCGTAACCCGTTACAAAACTTCCATCATTTGTTTTTTGTATTGGGCATATCTCTGAAATTGCTTGATGAGAGATTGCAATGCCAGATGGATGTACTCCAGTATTTTTATTTAAACCTTCAAGCTTTTTAGCAATCTTAAAAACTTCAGTATTTTCTTCAGCCCATTTTCCAAAGCGCTGACTCTCTTCAATTGCAACATCTAAAGGAGCTACCTTGCCATATTTCTTAGGAATAAATGCGCTAACATCGTTGACTTCTTTTTCAGTATATTCTCCTACTATTTTTCCGCACTCTTTTACGCAAAGCTTCCCGCTTAAGGTATTTAATGTTAATATATTTGAAGTTCGACCAGGATGTTTTTGCTCGATGTATTCTATAACTCTCTGCCTGTGTTCATAAGCAATATCATTATCTACATCAGCTAAAAGACTGCCGTCAAGATATGTAACTCCATCCTTCTCGATTTTCCTAGCCCTACTTTTTGAAACAAACCTTTCAAAAAATAAGTCATACTTAATTGGATCAACTTTTGTGACATCAATCAAGTAAAGCACTAGTGATCCTGCTGCAGAGCCACGGCCTGGTCCTGTAGGTATATCATTTTCATGACAATAATTTAAAATGTCCCAATTTAAAAGTATATAATCAACAAACCCTAAATCATTTAAGATTTTTAATTCCACTTTGACTCTATCATAATAGTCTTGCTTGTTGTCAAAGGTGTCAATTTTTTTTGCTTTAACCCCATTTAAGCAAAGCTTTCTTAAAAAATCATAATTAGAGCTATCTTCAGATAAGTCAAGTTTAGAGTAAAACTTTTTGTCAATTTCAATTTTAGGTAAAAGTACTCCAGCAGGAGCATAATCTTCGTATTGAGTAAAATTATTTAAAAAATTATCTTGCATTAAATTTCTACCTCCCATAACATTTTCTTAAACACTTCATAGTTTTGTTCGATATCATACATAGCATCATGTAATTTATCAGGATCAATTGCAATATCATAATCCTTGCAGAGATCAATGAGTTTTTTCTTTGTTTTTCTATCGATCATATTGTTTAATCTATATTGCCAATTGAAAAAATTATCATCTTTACTATAACTGATATTATTTTTTATTGCTTTAGCTAAACATAATGTGTCAATAGATCTTTTGATATAAGAATAATCTGGGTTTTTACCTAAGCACCTTCTGTATATGCCATGAATATAAATATCAAAGCCTAATATGTTATGCCCAACATTTATATAAGATTCATTATATAAATAAGATTCAAAATCATCAAGAATATCTTTTGCGTTCATGGCTTTACTGTCATATTTTTCTTTCGTCCAGCCAGTCATTTTGGCGGCAGTGTCTGACATCTTTAAGTCTTTCCATTTGATCCAGCAATCTTTCTTTTTAATGATTTTGCCATTTTCAATAACAATATAACCTAGTTGCCAAGGCTTGTTGTCCAAAGAACCTAAATTTAAACAACAAGTTTCAAAATCAAAGAATAAATATTTTTGATCCTTCTTAAATCTTAGTAAATTTTCGTTCATTTAATTGCCTGTTTGTCGAAAAATTCTTGCATTTCGCGCATGAATTGAGGCTTGTCTTTGTCTGGCAGTGCAATATATTGCTTTTTGATTTGCCTTAGTACTCTTTTTTGTTCAGGAGTATCTTGGTAAGACATTGCCTTTTTAATTTTTAATAATTGTTTTTTATTCATACTTGATAATATTCTACTTCTTTGAGCGCATCTAAATCATCTCCACCAGCATAGCTGATTGAGCTTTGCAAGTCTTGGGTAATTTCATTTAATTTTTCTCCATAAGTCATTCCGTTATTAGGTATTTTATTTAACTTTCCTTCTATATTGTTATTGTGACCTTTGTTTTCTGCACTAGCAGAACCAAAATAAGCTTTATGGTTCACGCCATTGATGTTAATTACTGAAGCAGGACTATCAGTGCAAGAAGCAAACATGCTACCAGCCATCGCCATTTTAGCGCCTGCCACTAACGACTTAGCTATATCGCCATTCGAGCGAATACCTCCGTCCGCAATGATTGGAATAGTCTCTCCGTTATCAAGCGTTACGTTTGAGCATAATTTTACGCAAGTAAACATGGGCATAGTAAATCCAGTTTTGTCTTTAGTTGTACATGGAGAGCCTTGACCAATCCCAACCTTAACTATATCTGCGCCCCACTCTGACAAATCTCTAACTGCACGAGGGGTAGCTACATTTCCAGCAATAATTCTAGCGTTGGGTAAATAACGTTTAATAAATTCTATCATAGTCTTCATTCTGAGTGAATGTCCATGAGCAATATCAATAGTTAAATAGTCTACGCGGTGCTCTCGCTTGCTAATTTTTTGTATCGCCATTTTATCTTTAATTTTAACTCCGACACTAAACGATATATTGTCCCACTCTTGAGCATTAGCTACATCCTCTGCTAAATCACGGTCAAATCTATGCATGATATAAAAAAAGCCATGAGAGCTCATCCATTCACATGTTTCAATATTTATAACTGACTTCATGTTTGCGGGAATAATTGGAAGTAGGTATTTCTTGCTAAATAAATCTATAGAGGGGTCACAGTCAACGCGACTATGGCATTCTGAGTAGGCAGGAATTAAGCAAACGTCTGAGTATTTAAGCGCTTTCATGTTCTAAATAACTTTCATATGAGAATTCTGGACTAGATAAATGGTCAAAATTTGGAACATTTAATGTTCTTTGTTTGAATTTCTTACTGCATATGCATTTATATGTTTGATACGCCGCAAAATCCTCTCTTGTATTATAGTAAATTGTTTTTGCTGAAGAGTGTGGCAGGTTATATTTTTTGCAATAATTTAAAACTTTATTTTTAATGTCTTCATCAAAAGGTAGGAAGTTATCTTCAATGAAAAAAGTAGGTTTTGTGAAAGAGAAGTTTGGTATGCAACTACAAAAATGTAAGCTGTTCATATAAATAAATGAATCATAGAAAGGTATAGCGAGGGAAAGATAATCTTCTTCCCAAACAGAATTCAAAAAATTTAAATCTAAAATACCTTCACCTTCACAGAAGGCATGTGAGTATATTTTATTTAATAATTTACAACCACCATCATTTTTAGCGAAAATAATAATCTTATGCACACAACCATTTTTTGTGTCAGGATTAATTTCATGCGAGCACGACATTCTTAGTCCAAAGATTAATTGTAGGCCTAAGTCTTTTGCAACCTTTTGGGATTGAAGAAAGCCAATGAGGGAATCCTCTACTAATACAACCTGTTTTTGATCTTCATGCAGTATGGAGAAAACGCTGTCTGATGAGCCCTCTTTAACTTGGTCGGGGTGATTTAAAGTCAGTATAGATTTACCTATTGAATAGTGGCTTTTAAATAGCGGTATCATTAACCACAATCTTAACAGATAAATGGTTAGAAGTCAAGCTATATTTTATACTTTTCAATAAAAGTTTCCGCAGGTTTACCTTCTGACAAATGCACCTCTAGTTCGGATAATAAATTATTCCTAAATTCAAATAAGTCTTTTGGTAATTGCCCTCCCTGAGCATCCCTAAAGCTAGCAGAGGCCGCTACTACGAGAAGTATGGCTAGCGGATCAAAAACGAATATTAAAATAAGAATAACTATCCTTACAGCCGCTGAAGCGTCAACCTTTGGGCCACCGAAGTCAGAAATTATTTCAGCAATGTATTTTATGGGGCCAATCTCTGCCTCTAATTTTTTAATTTCAGAATCTATTTTGCTTTTTTCTAAATTTAAATTAAGTAATTCTTCCTCTAGTTTGCTTAGGGCTGGGAATATTTCTTCTTCCACTTTAATTCTGTATCCATCTAGCCTCTTTTGTATTTCTGACTTTTGTTGAGTGATAGAGGCTCTTTCTGATGATTGGGAGTCTGCAATTGATTGCAGTTTACTTTTTAAACTAAAGCCGCCCTTTTCTCTTACCGCCGAAACTGCATCGTCAAGCATGCCTAACCTATCATTTAGGCGACTCAATAAATTAAAATCTTCTTGTTTGAGTTGATTATTGTTATCTTTTCTTTGTGTGAGTGATAATTTTTTTGATTCGATAGATTCAATTTTATTATTTACTACATTTTGTTGGGAAACAAATTGATAGGATCCAGCCTCCTGTTCAATGTGGGACTTACTTAGAAATCCAAATATTCCCATGCTAGTGATAATTGAAAGAACAACCACGGCTGTAGTTAAGTAAGTTTTAATGCCAAATCTACAATCTTTCCAGTTACGGTGAAGCCAAACAGCAGTGATAAGTTTGCCGATTTCCAAAGACCCACCCATAATAACTATAGCCCAAAAGACACCAGGGAATATGGTGGTTAATCCAATAATACTAAAATATGCAGCTACTCCAGCAAGAGTAAGGGCAGAACCCATAACTAAAAAAGGAAAGATCATAATTAGTATTACACTAATTAATCAAATAAATCAGAATACTCCGTGGGTGTTTCCCAGTGGGGGCATCCTTTGTACTCCATTAGTTCTACGGTCTGACCTTCTTTCTTTGAAGCTATTAAGTCTTCCTTATCTTCTATAAAGCAAGTTTTCATAACTTTACCTGAGGAGTCTTTTAATGCATAATACGAAAAAGGTTTTCTGTATGAACAGATAAAAGCAGGAATTGGGTCTCCGTTTTTATCTAAGACTGGCTGACCTCTACTAATTTTAAAGCCGTCTTTACCGCAAGCTAATGGGCCACCAAAAGTCCCGTCAGAAGGATAGTTTTGTTTAGCTGCAAAATTAGACCTTGCTTTTTCTTCGTCAAAAGTGTCAATGTAGCTCTGAATTTCAGACAGCTCATACTCCAATCCAGAAAGCTCTTCATCGGTAACCATTTCCATTTCTAGAACGCCATTGCCTGATTTCCCAAACATATCCTTAGTTAAATCAAATTTTAAAAATAAAAATTCACTTTCCCTTGTTTTGAATTCTGGATATAAATGCTTGACGGCCAAGGAATACATGAGGTGTTGAAGATTATCTGTAACTTCCTTGCCCTTAAATACTTGTTTACTGCTTTTGAAATCTCTAATTAGCGCATAAGATTCATCGTTATATAAAAACAACTTATCAATAAAGCCTTTGATTCTGTAAGATACATTTTCGTTTGAAATTGATATGTCAAAAGATTTTTCAGAGATAGCTTGATCAGGGGCTGACCTCTGCTCTCCAAAGAAATCACAATGCAACCCATTGATTGTCATCTTATCGATAAGCGATAGGTTTTCGTCATCATCCACGTTCAATCTGCGAGCATGATACATGGTGAGCCTGTTGATTGGTTCGCAATCAAATATTGAACCACTCTTAATGATAGCATCATAATGTTTTTTATGCCTATCTTCACCTAAGAGCTCGAAGATCAAGTGACAAATCCAACCTCTGCTAGCACCGTCGTTTGATTTATCTGGAAGTTTTAATTTATAGTTGCACCAATATTTCCAAGAGCATTGCTGTAATGTCTTGATCCTGCTTGCGGATAACGCTGATTCATGCTTGCTCATCGATTAATTTTAGGTTTTTGATTAATGTTTTAGGTAGTTGCTTGTTTTTGTATAAAGCTCTCGCCGTACTCAAAACCTTTTTAGTTTGATCGGTTTCCTTATATAATGATAATTTATTAGACCAATCTTTAAAGTCTTTTTCATTCATGTCTCCGAAATCATTTTTATTGGGCAAGCAAATTTTAATATTATTCTTGTCAAAATAATTTAATAATTTTAAATAATTTTTAATTGACGCATTTAACCCCCTATTGTCAGCTTTCCCTGCATCATTATTAAATGATAAAATAATATTATTGAACCCTCTTTGGACAAGATAGCATAGCAGTTTTGAGGAAACATCCAAACCGAAAGAAACAAATACGTTCTCGAAGCCATTCTCTAGTAAGTTTAAGCAATCACCTATGCTTTCCACAATAATAGCGTCTTGACTATCTGTTGTTCTGAATTTTTCATTAACATAAGCGGGGTATACCCATGTATTTTTTTTACCTATATGTTTCCATTTAGGGCGACCCTCCTTGCCCGACATATCTCTACCAGAAAAACCATGAATTTGACCATACTCATTATAAATGGGAAACACAAAGCGTTGATACATTTTACCTTTGGTGGCTAGGCCACCTTTTAAACTAACTAAAATATCTTTTGAGATACCTCTATTATTGTAAAATTTATAGTGAGGTAATAAGGAAGACAAACAGGACTCAGGATAAATATCTTCCATTTCTATCTTCTCGTCTGAAGTTTTTGATTTGTCGGATAAATAAAATGTTTCTTCTTTATTTAAATATTTTGAAAGTTCTTTGGCGTCATTCGTATTTAAAGTTAGAATTAACAACTTTTTAAAAGTCATGAATGGAGTATTTTTTACATAGTCCTTCCATGCGCCTGTATCTTTATAAATTTGAAGAGCAGTTTCGTTGTCTCCATTTCTATAAATAGCTGAAGTTTGCCAGTATTTACCTTTGTCGTGAAGTTTATAGCCAAGCTCCTCGAGGATTTGCTTTATTTTATCAGAACTTATCATATGTCGGGCAGTTCATTTTCATCTCCATCGGCAAGATTCATATGAGCCTGCGCAGCTTGAGAGTTTACGAAGTCTTGCATGTCTCCGCATTCCGTAATATTAAAATTATCAAAACTTAAAAACAAAGAATTTTTAACTAGCGACCCGTCTTCCATTCTTACAGGCTGTAGGGCTCTGACATAATCTGATCCTAAATGTCGATGTTTAAAGCAAACCAATTTATGGGTTCCAAAATCAGAAGACTCTAGCATTTCATCGTGAGACTTTTGCCTTAAACTGAAAAGATGTGAGCTAAATTGAGTAATTCTATCAGACAAAGAAACTATACTTTCATCTTCAACTATATTCTCAGGCCTTCTATTGTTTGTAATTCCAGACCTATTGCTTTGAACGCTAGTCATCATAGCTATAACTGGGTCGCCATCAAACAAAACATCTTTTTGGACTAAACGCTTGAACTTATCAACCATTTCACCTACCACTTGCCACTCATTTTTATTACTTAAATTTTCAGAAGTAGTTTTAATGTAATCGAAATTAAAAATCATTTGATTCCCCCTGCCGACTTTACTATAGTAAAATCTTTTAACTAAGTTTACCATTTGATCAACATTAATGCCAGCAACATTATAATAATGTAAATTGTATTGTTTTAATTTAGGCCAAACAGAACGAACTTTGTCCACCACTTCTTTGCCAGCCCTACGCCACTTACCTGTCTCAATTAAATGTAGTGGTACGCCAGACATTGATGAACATAGTCTACCCATTAGTTCTTCTTTGCTCATTTCGCCATTATCAAAGTGCAAGATAGGAACCCCGCCATTAATTAATGAAGATTTTAAGCAAAAATCTAAACAAAATTGAGTTTTGCCAACGCCAGATCTAGCGGTAATGGTTGTAATATTGCCTGGCCTTAATAAAGAACCGTACAATTCATGGAGCCTCTTGTGTGGGCCGATCAAGCCAAACTCTTCAACAGGATTGTTTCCACGATCTTCAATAATGTCCTCCATATCTTTGAATAAATCTTCAGGAGAGTCTGCAGCATTGTCATAAACATTAATGACGTCATTATAAATGCGGTCTGAATCTTCTACAAGCTGCGTAAAGGGCTCTTCGGGTGAAGCGTTTTGCATTTTCTTAATAACTTGCTTTGAAGCTTCAGCTATTTGCCGTCTTACGCTTAATTGCTTTAAGTCCTTCGCAACACTCATAATGCTATCAGCATTTGTTTTCCTGAGCGAAAGCGCTTGTATATAGTCAGCGATATTAATATTATCTTCAAAAGATATGCCTAGTGAGGATGCCCTCTCTGCCAGCATAACATAGTCTGTTTTGATTCCAGATTCTATTGCGTTTTTAAGAAGCGAAAAAATTGTGCGGTTAACTTGTGAATTTTCATCATAAAAATCATCTTCATCTATGAAGTGAGAAATTTCTATAAAGACATCGGGATGGTTTATTAATCCAGCTAATAATTGCTTCTCTAAGTCAAAGGAGTACATCATAAGGCTATAATGATAGCACTAATTTAAGTGCAAGTCAAGTTTTATATTTAATCGTTTGCGTCAAATGGTATATCAGCGCCTTCAATTTCAATCAAATACTGCTCTAGAGCTTTTCTGATACCCATTTCTACTACAGCGCTGCCTGCGCGACAAAAAACCATAGGGGTGCCGTTTTGATCGGTATATGTAAGCAAGAAACCCTTCGATTGTTCGCTAGCGGTTCCCGTAAACTCATACAGTTTATCAAGCAAGGAGTCTGGAATTTGAAACGCGGGAAGGTTTTCGGGGTCGATGTTACTCATTTATATATATTACACGATTCACAATGAAATATCTAACTTTTTAAAGAAAGATTTTGAAAGTTTATCTTTTTCATATATTTCAACTAACTTTATGTCATTAAGTTCGCAGAAGTCATGCTTTTGGTGGTCGCGCTTTAATTGCATTAAATAATTACTTTTATATCCACCATGAAAGAAGGGTACATACTTTGTATGTTGCCCCCCTTGCACTTCAATAGCAATTTTATCGTTTGCATTGTAGAAATCAAATGTCATTCTTGTTCCAGCCACTGGAAACTCTTCAAAAATAACTTGTCTTTCCCAGTATTTTTTTAAAAAATCTTTGACTGATTTTTGGAATTTACTTTTACTGTCTCCATCCCAGTCTATCATGTATTTTTGGAC